CTCATGGAAATTGATTCCACACGCATGATACACGAATATCCTAAAACAGATGAACTCACAGCAGATCTTTTGCAGCGTGGCGATGTGCTGGGAGTTACTCAAGGTGAATCACCTGCTATGCGCAGACTGTTTCGTGCCATACGTCCTACATCAGTAGACGATTGTGTGTTTGCCACTGCCTTGGTGCGGCCTGTGGCTGTGGAAGGTCGGAAAAAAGCATCGTTCTTTCATGACTGGACCAAAAAGTCTGTGCAGGAGTCTGCTATTGTGTGCGAAGATGATGCCATAGAAAAGATCATGAAGTTGATTGGTGTGAATGCCTACGAAGCCGACATGTACCGACGTGCGTTTGCCAAACGCAACGAAGAAAAGGTCATGGAGTTCATGGCACGCCTTGGTGATCATCCTCAGCGTGAACAGATACGTGCGGAGATGCAGAGTCTCGCAGGCTTTGGTCTGTGTCGCGCACACGCAGTTAACCTTGGCAGGCTGATCTGGGCCTTGGCTTATCAGAAAGCCCACAATCCTCGCGAGTTTTGGCGAGCAGCTCTCATGCACTGCCAGGGTTCCTATGCACGCTGGGTCTATCGCAACGAAGCCAAGCGTGCGGGCTGGGATCTACGTGAACTGGGCTTTGGCAACTGGATCACAGAAGACCCAGTGGAGAGTTTTATTGAACACGGTGCGTGGAATTCGCCAGGCTTCTTGCCCAACATGGGTGTACGACATGTGTATCTAGATCGGTTTGAATTTGCAGGCATTGTGGCCAACAGTCGTGTGTTTCGCAGAGACCGTCAGCGTTATATTCATTTTATCACACTGGGAGTAGATGAAGGCGAGTATGTTGACCTGATCATAGACAATCCAATCAAGTACAGCGCAGGATCAGTGATAGTGGGACAGGGCGAAAAACAAAGTCGGGACGGCAGCCAGTTTCTACAGGTCAAACGCAGCAATGTGCGAAGTCTACCAATTCAACAGTATCTTGAAATCAGTTGATGAATCTTGAATAGTGTTGCCACATTTCAGGAAATGTATCAGCAATGTTTTGCTGTCTATAATGATCAAATCTTAGAATTTCTGCGCACATGCGTTGAATGTCGCGGTCATGCTGCTGCCAATCAGGATGAACAAAATTGCCTAGTCCACGATTCACTAGAGTATCTCGCAGTCCCTCGCTGAGATTCTGCAGGCCAAATATTCCATTGGCCAAGTGTCTGGTTACTTCTACTGCATCACCTTCACGATTCATTGCAAAATCGCTTTGCACCCATTGATCAACTCTGCCAAGGTCAAGTACATTGAACACACTCACTGTTTGTTCTATCAAGAACATCACGTTGCTGGGCACAGTTTGTCTTAGTGCCTGGAGATTTGCTGTGGTATCCTGCCAGGTAGCGGGCCAACGAAGATACTCAAACTGCTGATCTGTGCTATCAATGCTCACATGTAGTTTTACCAAGTGTACACTTTTGATTACTTCATGATTGTGTTCTAGAATTGGTTGCGTGCCATTGGTTTGAAAACAAAGAGTGAGCTGTTGTTTGGCATTGGGCACTTGTTGTGCTAGCCACTGTGCCACGTCCCAATACTCTTGTCCCAGCAGAGTCTCACCGCCACAGAAAACCACTTGTTGTAGATTATCAAGATTGATCTGACTCAAGGCTTTGATTACTTGATCTTTTTTTCTAGGTGTAAAAATAGCCTTATGCCATTGTCCTAGGCTTTTGAGATGTCGTTGCCAGTAGGTGCTGTGTTCGGGCCCGCAGGTTCTACAGGCTAGATTACAGCTGATATCAAACATCAAGTCAATGCGAGCAGGGCCTGACATCCCTGGTTTGGTTTTTAGGCCTTGATTCATGCCCTGCCGAAAACTCTGCATGCCTGAGTTTTCAAGACTCTCACAGTTGAAACAACCTGGATCCCACTGATTCATTTGATTTGTTAGTCTAAGCTGTTGCAAGGGCTGTAACTGCCAGAACTTCTGATCAATTTCAATAGGCACATAGTCTGTGCGCAGACAGCAGCTCTGTATCCAGGGCTCGGCATCCTTGAGCACCAGATTGAGTCCGCCGTGTATCATGCCACAGTAGTTTGAGTTCATGAGTTTTGTTTGATTTTGCCCAGTAGTTGTTTGAGTTTGGCACTCTGTACATCAGCAGATATTTTGCCTGGTTCATCAGCCACCGTGGCGTTGGCATCATCATCAGACAGCTTGGCAGTGGCCTTGATGCTTTCATAGATGCTAGGCGCACGCTTTTTGAATTCTTGATAGTCTGTGTCTTCGGCTAGATCACGTATGCGCAGACTTTCTACATCAAACTCCAGCTCTACTTTTTGTCCCACACCCGAACTGCTTCGAGTCTTCATGAGCTGTAGTTGATAGCGTCCTTTTTCACGCATGCCACGACTGGTAAAAATACCAAACACATTGTCTGCTGTATTGATTTTGGAAATACCACCGGATATGTGACTGTGATCATATTCTATCTCTTCCACCGCACCACGATTCAACTGCGATGCTGTGACAAACAGTATGTTTAGTTCACGAGCAAGATTACGCAGTTCTTCTGAAACATACTTGTCTTTTACAAACAGATCATTGGGAGATACCTTGGCGCTCACCGGCATCAATAGATCCAGATAGTCCACGCACAAGAAGTCTGCCTTCAAGCCTGTTTGTATCTGTAGCTCTTTTAGATAAGCACGTATGTCATTCACTGTGCTCTGTGCAGGCATGTACTTGACCTGTAGTCTGCCTGCTTTCTTGGCCAGCATTTTCACTTTCATTTCCACTGTGTCAATATCTTTGAAAATGTCCTTAGCCGCTGTATTGGTCATCATGGAATCTATACGATAGGAACACAGACCTTCTGCTAGTTCCAGTGTGATATACACACCACTAAGACCTGCTGTGACCCAGTTCACTGCAAGATTCTGCATGAACAAACTCTTGCCTGATCCTGATCCGCCTGCAAAGATCTGTAGTTCACCGCGATTGAATCCACCATACAACAGTTTGTCCAAGGCAGGCCAACCAGTGGAATTCTGTCCGTTGTTGCTTTTCAAGGCCAGTAGTCTAGCACGAGGATCAGCAAAATAGTCTGTGCCCATGTCCTTGGTAAGACTAATCTGCACAGCGTCCTTGATCAACTTCTCCACAGGATCAAAGTTGCCTTTTTCCAGCAGGTCAGCTGCTTTTAAGATAGCACGTTCTAGCTCTTTCTGCTTGGTAAACTGTTCAAATTCTTCCAAGAACCAATCAAAGTGTCCTTGATTCAAATCAGGAATACTGTTGAGTGGTGTGGCCGTGGCCGCAGCAATCTGCGCACGATCAGGCATGGTCTTGTGATTGTCGCAGTGATCCTTGATAAATTTTGCAGCGGATCTAAGACTGCGATCGAAGTTTTCTGGATTGTAGATGTTCTGTACACGCACATAGCTCTGTGCGTCTTCCAACATCATCTCCAAAAACAATTTTTGAACATCACTTCCGTAGTCTTTGAGCAAGGCGTTTTTTCCTTAGTTCTATTTTGATCTTGTTGGTTTCTCTGGCTTGAAATATATGTATCATGGTCACGAGTTTTCCAAACTTCTTTACAGCATCGTTAACATCTTTCACATCATCGGGCCAGTCTGGTATGCTCACTGCCCAGTTAAGTTCCAGTGCGCGGTCAATCAAGGTCAAGCCTGATTGATCTTGATCAGGTACCAAGGTAACTTCACGCTCTAGACTGCGTATCAATCTTGCCTGTGCATCGTTGATTTCTGCATGCAACACCGCTAGACCATTAATGGCCAGAGCATCGAACACTCCTTCAACCACTATCACATGCTGCCATGAGCTCTGCTGTAGATCTGTGCCAAACACATAGCCTGGCTGTGTGTTGTGTATGTACTTGGGAGTGCGATTGTCCAGCATTCGACAACTATAGCCTACCAAGTCATTATTATAGGTAAATGGCACAATCACTTGAGGTCGTGTCCAATGCACTGCGTCATTGAGTTTCACAGTCATAATTGGAAAATCTTCTGGCACACACCGATCTCTGAGATATTGATATTCTTTGACGTGCTCTGGAGTGACCAATTCTGCTGCTGGCGGCAGTTCTCGTTCTTCAAATTCTATGTTTTGCAGCACTCTGGCCACACGTTGTCTATCAGACAACAGAGTTTCCATGTTACGATAGCGTAGACTTTCAAGATTTACACGCTCAATTTCTTCCATTGGCACACCTAGCCACGCAAGCAATCTACGTGCTTTAAGACTAAGATTACGTCCTAGAACAAAACTCGCTGTGTATCCGCAATTAAAGCAATGATAGCTCCAGCCTTGATCAGAAATCTTGATACCCCCACGGCCGCGCCGATCCTGGCTCTGTGAATTGTGAACACAGCAAACAGCATTGAAACTGGTCCAGCCCGACGCAGAACTTTTACGTTTGGCCGGCAAATAGGGTAGGATATCTAGCACCACTAGATTATAGCATGATCAATAATATGTTGCAACTGCTTAGAAATCATTGCATGACCTTTTTCATTTGGATGGCCATGGGCGCACAAAAGGTCTGGATCTTGTATCCTATTACGTAGACAACTATCTGGCCAGATTAGGTTGTCAGCCTGCACAGCAGACACAGCAGGCATGGTAGCAAACTGGATCACACCAGCATGGCTTGCCTGCACGCCCTGCCAAAAATACACACTCTGCAGATAGTTTAAACGTTGGCTTTGTTCACTACTGGTCAACACCGTGTGCAGTTGAACGAGATCTTGCCACTCCTGAGAAAAGTTGGCCTGACTATGATTCACCCAGGTGCTATGCACGTATCTGTGCCAAGGAGGATCATTGTCATACACCGTGTGATTGGGATTGTAAAAACTTGCACGATACGCAGACGTAAGTCCAACTATCACAAGATATTGATCTGGATTAGGTGTGTGGTCGCGCCACCAGCAGTAGTTCCAAATCGCGCTCTGCAGACTGCTGCCAGGCCATGATAGATTCTCTACAGGCACTGCGTAGTGTGTGCCTAGTAGTCCAAGAAAGCAGTGTTGTTCTCTATATGTGGTGTTTGCCGTACTGGCAGCAGTATGATCGGGCCCTAGATCAGGATCTAGTAATTCATCGCCCCAGACAAAACTATCGCCAAAACCCGCTATGCGTTCAAAGGTTTTAATAGTCTTCACGTACTTGGTATGTGTTGCTTAGATAATCAATTTTGCCTGACTGAAATTCTACTACCTGCGCTCGTAGGTAAACATATTCACCCAACACATACTGACTGGCTGTCAGGGTATTCAGTGTGCTATCATTGTAGTCAAACGACGTAAGATCTACCCAGGCAGCAGTGAGAGGCACTGTGCCCAGAGTTCCCTGTATGATCACACGACCATAAAAGTTTTCTATTCTTAATTCAATCTGCTGTACACCGGCGTAGCCTAGATAGTAACCGTTAGCCCTAGTAGGATCGCTAAAAAAGGATTCACTGCTGCCGTCGTAGTTGCCACTGGGAACGCCTTGTTCGATGTTTTGTAGTATGATGATAGTAGCCACGTTTGTTTACCTATATGAAATATCAAGTACAGCGCCACCATCAATGACCACAGTGCCACACTGCGATCCGCCTATAGCAAGCGGAGTATAGCCTGAACCGCCTTGTGTTATCGTAATGCTAGCAACTCCACCTGCTCCATTTAATGTACTTGTTGCTTCGGCACCTGCTCCATTACCAAATATTCTAATTCTAGGAGGTGCTGCATAGTTATAGCCAGCTGCTGTGACCGAAGCACTGGTTATCACACCGTTGGTAGCAGTGACATTGGCCTGTGCACTATAGCCCAGTCTGTTGTTGAGTGCAACACGCAGTCTATCATAATAACCACTGACTTCGTAAACTTTCCAACCTGACTCTGCTGCGTATTCGTAACTGTAGCTGGCATCAGTCCATTCTAGATCATCATCTTGTTTGCCCTGGAACTTAATGGTACCAGTATACACATCAAGATACAATTGAAAGGTAGTGGTAAACAAAGGCTCTATGACTTCACTGCTAAAATATTCCGCCTGTCCTGCGGAATCGCCGGGCGGGCCATAGATATCAGGTATGGTAAGATGCTTGCTGGGCACAGGCTTGGGACCAACGCTGTCCACTATATTGATATCGCCTCTAGCACCAGCTTCGTCATCAACGTACACAGCTTCGGTATAGTTGCCCTGAGTCCTTAGGATGCTGTAGCTTGCAGGCTGCGCCAGCAAACGATCGGTGTCTGCGCTGTCAACTACTACCTTGACTCTGCCACGACTGGGCGCAATGATCTGCATGGGTTTTTCCAGCAATAAAACCAAGCCATTTTGATTGATAATTCTAAACACAAAGGTGCTGCCCGTGATATTCACAGGTTTTTGATCTTGGTTAACAAATTCAAACAAAAGAACATTGTCAACACCACGGTTTAACGTAAGTGATTTTGCATACACGGGTTCATACCTCGCTGTGAAATAGCTGCCATTGGTTTCAACCAAAAGTACGCGAGCTTTTTGTTGGTATAAGTACGCTGTGGTTGAATACATAAGGATCTCCGAATAATATTTATGGGCAGAGAATTTTTTGACAAGTTGGCTGAAAAATACCCATTTATCACGCTGTGCATCTATGCTGATCTAGAATACATCGGAATAGTACAAAATCGCGATGAAACAATTACCACTATCTATGACTTTGGCGTGCTTGTGAGTCAAGAACAAAAGCAGAAATTCATTGAATTGGCTAACGTTTGGTGGTGGGAAAGCAACCGCAGCATCCCCATAAACATCTTCTTACGTGGAGACTGGGACGAGTTTCGTTACTGTTTACGCACATTTATGAATCGTGATCTAACCATAATTCACGGGCCTGTGTGCAGTTTAAACGACATATCCAAGAAGCGCACCAAGCGCAAGAGCATCACACTAGTTAGACGTGTGGACTAGATTCATGTGCAGTGTGACCAACACAGCATAGCTAATAGCATGCGACTTTTTGAAGCTATAGGTATCTTCCGTGGCTTCCCACACAGTTTCTGCAACTTCCCGCCAGTTCAGCCCTACTAGATGTCGTTTTCCCGGACGAATCAAGGCCAAGAACATGGCCATTCTTGGAACAGAGTCCACTGGCTCGGGCATCTTACACAGCAGATCATAATGATTATTGATATGCACAATCTGTTGAACAAAGTCGGGCTCTGTGAGTCTTGACCAAGGTGGTGTAGCTGTCAACAACGAGTCATAGTGTGCTGAATCACGTACACCTTGATACACCGACATGTTCAATAGATCTAGTTTGAAGTAACCTCTTTGCTCGGCTTCGCGATATTCAATAGCCGCACAATCATGCACCGGATCATAGGGTATGTGAGTCACATAAATGCCCGAGTTGTGCTTACGCACACGCTGATCCACAGACTGCGCGGCTGCCGTGTGCGGAATCAAGGCCAAGACCTGGCTTCGATCTGCAAGGTCAATGTCGATGTCGGGTTTTTTCATTGTGACATTTCTCAATTATAGAATACAACTGCGCACCAGCTGAGCTTGACAACATAATACAGCGCACAAGATTTTGCTGCAACATCTGTTTGGCCATTGTGGTATGAAATACCTGGCTGTTTTGTTGAAGCCAAACAACAGCGTCACATTGTGATTGCCAGCGACGCTGATGATCTGGATCTTGATCAAAAGCCTGTAGTTCCCGGGGCAACAGACTTCGAGCTGTGTGAAACCCAAGATCCTCAAGCATTTGATGCATGCGTGCTCCACCAAATGGAAAAGCCCAACGCAGATGTATGAAACATTTTAGACACTTTTCGTTCATGGCCAATATGTTGTTTTGCCATGTGGTCTCCGGGAACACAATCACTGAGTTTTTACGTATGGCATCAACAAACCAGTCCTGCCATTCTAGCTGACCATGCCTGCCGTTTACCCCACTGGGTAGCGCAGGCCAGCGAGTGTCTGGCGGTACCAGATTGATTAGATCATTGGCATATTCTTGATTGCACCATTGTCTAAATTTAGTGTCATGCAGATCTTCATACCAACAGTAGGCTGTGGGTGTAACGGTTTGATTATGAATGATATTGTGCTGTGCTAGATCAGGAACTCTAGTGGCCAAGAGTTGACTAAGGTACTCGCGCCAACTACGGTTTTTACCATTGATCCATACCATGCTGGCTGGATCATGTGGGCGTGATCTAAATTCAAGAGCACTAGCAAACACAGGTTCTGTGTAGTAACGTCTGTGATACGTCCAGGCTATCATGGTGTTGATTATACGATCTTTTAGTTTGGTAAAGTACACATGATCTGGGTGTAGATAACTATTGCAGCTAAGATAGCTATTAGGATAGGCATCAAAGATATCGTATAGGGTTTGAGTGCCTCTACCAAAGGGTTCATCAATGTTGTCTAGTATGATTATGTCGGCTTGATCCAGGTCGGAATCAATGTGGTTAGGCATACTCACAAAAGCGATGTTAACAGCATCTTTCTCTGGTTCGCCATAAATTATATCAGGCGTGGCATTGTAATCTGTGCGCCATTGATATTCAGCCACAAGGTAATCAAAGATATCTTGACCAAAGAAATATTGATCCGGTGCTTGAATTCTAACTTTCATTTCACAGGACTCCACTTCAAACTAAAAAAGGTGGCAAACGCAGGATCTTGGAATTCAAAATGTAGTTGATTGATTTCATGTTCAAAGCTCCAGGTATAATCAATACCGATATTCATTCCCTGTTCTCTACACCAATGACTAAGTTCCACACCTTTTTGGGCACGCCAGCCTAGTGCATTGTCCTTGAATCGATTAAGATCAATAACTACCAGAGTCAAAATCCAGCCTCTTTCAAGATGTGTCTACACCATTCTACATCAGCTGGAAAACTTTCAAACTTGCGATTCCAAAAATCAGGATCAACAAAAGGCAGCACAATGGCCAAGCCATCTTGGTTAAGATCTCCCAGCCAATCGCGGCCACTATCACAATTATAGATAATCCAAGGACTAACGCGACCAGTGGAAATATGATAACAGATGCGGTTAGAATTACCATAGCGGAAATAATGAGAAAAGCTAGCAAGGCCGCTGTTTCCATCAGCATAGTCTTGAATTTCTCGCATGCCTCGCTCCAGTGCGTCCTGTACCGACTCCACCCGGATATATTCATTTAACCATTCTCCATAATCACTATCACGACACCAGTAGTCAATCCTCCGATTGTTTTTCAGTAACCATTCCATGAACAGCAAGGGATTAATCACTCGGGTGTTAACACAGTATCTACCAAACTTCACAAACGCTCGATAATAATTACTGGCTGCAAAGTCTTCAAAAGTTTTAAGTCGAGCACTGCCCTGTTGATACTCATAGAACTTTAGATATGCCATGAGTCCAAGTTGTACACCACGCTCGTCACGTTCGCGCCAACGACGCTTGGGCTCACACATGTGAACTTCCATGCTGGATTCTTTGCGAAACTCTTTTTGACAAAATGCACACACATAGGCTGTGCTATTGTCAGTGGTCATTTGCTGACTCCGTGATCACGTTCTAGTGCACGAAATTCATCATCAGTCATGATCAAATTCAAAACGTCAATGTCTGATGATTTTAAATTGGGATACACATCTGCTAGGAACTTTCTACGTGCGCTGTTGCTGCCTTCTTTTTTCTTGGGCGCTATCCAATTGTGCGTTTGAGTACCTAGTCCTGGACTCACTGTGGTAGCCATGAGCCACTGTAGTTTGGGATGACGGTTCACAGCAAAAAAATGTTTGTTAAGGCGTTCATTCACAGAGATCACATAGAACTTTTGTAGATCCGCACTTCCGTTAACCGCGCTACCCCAACGAATCATGAGATAGGGTGAAAACTTTTTGCGTTCTTCATCAGTCAAACTGTCATAGAAATCACGATCTTTGAGATCAAGGCGACTCATTTCATTTCTGATTGACAGTTTGTCGCTGTTTAGATTGGTACTTGCTGTATTTTTTCTAACCATTGTTTATGATAGCATTCTAAAAAGGCTTTGTCAAAATCATATAAACCGACCCATTGATAACACTGCTCTAGAGTCTTTAGACACTGATCAGTGTCTAACAAACATTCTCCGTTGAATTCATATACCTCACGTTCGGAGCACACCTGATCAATCTCGTGTTGTCTTGCCTGCTCTAATTTCATTTGGGCTTCTGGGTGTTGAATAAACTGTAAAATATCACCATGGCGAACAAACAGCAGTTCTTTTTGAATGTCTAGCGGCATCAAAACAAACTCTTCCCAGGTTTCAGGCGCTGTGTCAGGCCAGGAAGTGTCGCGCACAGCATGCCAAAAGTGTTGCAGTGCCTCACGATTGTAGTTGACTCTGCGCCACTGAGTGAATTTTTTGGTGTTTGTGATGCGAATAATTCTAGCTCGAGGCCACACAGCCAAATAAGCTGCCAAATGGCCTGCGTCGTGTATGTCGGCAAACCATCTAATAGAACTGCGAGATAATGTGGAAACGAAATTATTCCAGGGCCAATATTGTGCAGTTTCAGGTGGTTCAATAATATAACAGCGTTCGTTAACACCAGTGAGGGCATCCACACTAAAATGCAGATCCTGCCAGCGATCTTTTTCCTCTGCTAGTCTATTGAGTATGATTAGTTTTTTTTCTGCGACTGATAGATGTCTATCCATCTGTTGTTGAGCTAGTACCACATCTTGTAACACTGCCCGAGCACTCACGGCTAGACTATTGATCAGGAACTTACCACCGGCTCCCCAGGGATAGAGCACAAACACAGCACTATCATTATCAAAGTTGATGCGCTGTCTAGGCCAGGATTGGTACTCTACCATGCTCTGCGATAGTCTACAATTTCGCAGTTGCGAGAAATGTCTTTGACAAAGTACACACAAGGAGGCTCTGGATCATCATTAAGAGGCACTGCTAATAGCTGTCCGTTTTTGAGTTTGGGTGAGTACCAGTTCACATCATGATATACATCTATGATTTCTATGGAAGGAAAGCTGGGACGAAAGCTGGTAAGTGGATTAAATTCAAACACGTTAAAGCCACGATCGTTGATTGATGTAAGTGGTAGTACTTCAAGATCACCAAAGTCCGGTTCGCCTATGAGTACCTGCCAATCCACAGGCATCTTGATCTTGTGATCACCTATGCGCAGAACCAAGGATGGCGAGTTAAAACTTTCTAGAAATATCAGGGGAATATAGTGATAGTCTGGATCGCTAGGGTTACTGTTGTCCAGTATGGCAAATCTTAGATCATCTACCTGTTCAGGCAGCGTGTTTAGGTCGTAGGATTGGTTGTCAAGGGTTAGAATTTTCATAAAAGAATTATAACACTATCTTTGGCCACGCTGCAACCTGATCATGAATAGATTTGCATTGTAATATCAACTCTCTTATTTTATTTAATGGTACCATGTTTGGACCGTCGCTGGGTGCGGAATCAGGGGCTTCATGAGTTTCAATAAACATCGCGTTTACTACGCCGGTGGCGACTGCTGCTCTTGAGAGATAGGGTACCATCCCGCGATCCCCGCCAGAAGTCGTTCCCAATCCTCCTGGTTGTTGAACACTATGTGTGCAGTCAAATACCACGGGATAACCAGAGCGTGCCATGATAGGTAGACTACGCATGTCAACCACAAGATTATTGTATCCATGTGTTACTCCTCGTTCGCATAGTAAGATCCTATTATTGCCTGTGCTAGCGACCTTTTCTGCTGCACGAGCCGCATCACCAGGTGCCATGAACTGACCTTTTTTGATATTAACCGCAGCACCTGATTCACCTGCTGCCAATAATAAATCTGTCTGTCTGGAAAGAAATGCAGGTATCTGTAATACATCTATACCAGCAGCAACACAAGTACTAGCTTGATCAGGATGATGAATATCTGTAAGTGTAGCCACATTTAGAGCCTGTTTTACACCCCACATAACATCCATGCCTTCTTTAACTCCAGGACCTCTTTTAGTACTGATACTAGTCCGATTGGCTTTATCAAAACTGCTTTTGTAGATAAAGTTTACTCTTAACTCTTCACAGATCTTTTTCAAGGCTGTGGCCATCATCAGTGCATGTTCTAGACTTTCAATTTGACAGGGGCCTGCTATCACGCACAATGGTTCACCTGAACCAATAGCAAAGTCTTTGACAGTTACTTTATTGTCATCCATTCGTGTTTCTCGTGTGTAAAAGGATAGCGAGCCTCTCGGTAGTAGGCCTTGCGCTTGGTTAGATGTCGTTTTGCGAACTTACAGGTGCTCGTGATATCCCAGATTTGAACGTGGTCTTTATCTTCTGCACGACGAATTCCGCGCCCAATACTCTGTATAACACGAACAAAAGATTTACCAGGCTCAAGCAGAACAAGATTAAAAATACGGGGAATATTAATACCAACTGCTGCAACGCCGTAAGTAGCGACGATGATTTTGTCTGTTGCCTCTGCCACTTCGTCATAGTGTTCCTGTCTATCCCCGGCCTTGGTGGATCCTGATATGAATACTGCATTGGGCAGTCTATTTACCAAGGCTTCGCCCGCGGCAATACGGTCAACAAGTATCAGAGTATTACCTGACTGCTTGATCTGAGCAACTAGATCAGCAATAGCATCTAGCCTTCCACGTTCTTCTAACAGATATTTTAGTTCGCTTTGGTAGTTGTTGTA